TCCTGTGATAGAACCGCCAACACCCGCTGCAAAGTATTCCCCACCTTGATTGGTCTCCCAACGTCCTTTTGCCTTACTATCTTCTCTTAGTTTAACATCTCCAAATATCTGTTTATACTCTGGACTATCAATTAAGTTTCTTACTTTAGCACCGAACCTTCCTGATAGTTCTGCGTTGTGTGATACCTGCATAATTTTCATCTTAGGATTCTTTCCAATCATCCATGCAGGAAAGTATATGGATGCAAATTCTGATTTAGTGTGACGGGGTGGCATATTCACGATGAGCCTTCCTTTTTTATTTTTTGATATCTTTGTGAACTCGTGTGCAATATGTTGATGGTGTCCCCATTTATCAGGATCCCTATCAGTTTTACAAATAAAATCTGGCCAAACATTCTTTACAAAATATAAGAAGTTATCTTGACATAATTTTATATGTCGAAGCCACACTTTTTCGAGCCTCTCTCGTAATTGATCGGTGGTCAATAATTCTGTATCAGTCATCTAGATTTAATATACCCTTGGGTCCCCAAAAAATCTACCCCCTATAATCTACAAGGCTATACTACATGTATCTGTCATACAATGTTAAGGTAAAGTAAGTTACATTTTGTAAAAAAAAGGTAAAAAAATTAAAAAAGAAAAATTTTTATTTTTGGATCTTGATTGGTACCTCTATGGGTGTCAACGCCCCCAAAGGATAGGGGGCGTTTGTTCATATGATTATTGAGTCTGTTGCTTGTATCTAATTAAGTCGTCAACCGTTCTTTTAATTCTTTTAACTAGGTTGTGAAATAATTTCTCTTGTATCGTTCTTATGCTAAAAATATATAAATGATCTTCAACATTATTAGAGATTTTGACTGATGTTCTATCGGATATAGTACCATTAATTTTTATGTCATATCCTTTATATTTAAATGGTATCATTTAAACCTCCATTGATTTAATAGCTAATACAATTCCACCAGTGGCAAGTATGCCACCAGTGAAAGCGTCAACCGTGAATAGTACAACCACGCCTAAAAATGCGATTGAAAAACTAATCAAGATTAAAAATATATGAAATGCAATATCCATTATTTAACTATCTTTGTTTTAAGTTCAATTGCTTCACCCTCTACAATAAATGAATTGTAGATTTCAGGATGTTTTTCTTTAAACGACTTGACGTCAAATCTAGTCGTAGTCTTTTTGGCAATCTCAATATAGTAAGACTTTGATTTATATTTATTGATTACAGACCCTCCAAGGCTCTCGACTATTGGCAAGGCTTCTTCTTTAACGTCAATCCATAATTTATTATAACTTTTTCTATTATGATTAACTTCACACGCTTTAAACAATTTCACGTTCTCAATCGGTGAAAGTGTTTTTTCCTTTTGTTTTTGTACTTTCATTTTTAACTCCATTTGTTAGTGTTTTATTTTTAGTACATGTCCCATATTAATCATATTTAATAAGATGTCAAATTGTATTTAAATTAAATACAGCCCCAGGTTGTGGGGCTGTAGTTTAGAACTGTTCTAAAAAAGAATTAATAATAAGAGTATAATGCCTATAGTACCCGGAAAAAATATAACCAGTCGCATTATAAAGGCTAAAAATTTATCCATTATGATGCTACCTTAATAAATTTATTATTAATTTTTCTCCCCTGGCCTTTGGCTACCAAACCGACAATCACGCCTGACGGATCTTTAAACCTAAGATCATGACGGTCACCGTTTATGACTTTTTTATTAAGCCATTTTTTGGGCAGCTTATCCTGAAAAACAACAGCCACATTCGAGCCCTTACTAACAGCTGCAGCAATGTCCGAGTCGTTCCGCCCTGAGTCACTGAAGGTAACATGATAATTTTTTAAATCATGATCAAGATAGTTTAAGACTTTTGTGTAGTCATAAAATTGGACATCCTTGTGGATCTCCATCAGGTTGCTACCGCCTTTAACTTTCATACGATGCCAAGCCAGGTCCGATGTACCGTTTAATCTTACAGCAAACTTGAAGCCCTGATTTGCAGCTCGTTTTTTGAGCTGGTCAATTTCACGACTCAGGTCCCATAGAAAGCCTTTTTTATTGGTCCAAAAATAATTAGTTTTATTCAATCTAGCTTTTTGAACCGAGCCCATCTGTCCACGGCCTGAAGTATTTAAACAAGCTGCAGCACACTCAGGGGAAGCTTTAGGGCAAACGTTTTTACCTGATAGGGTAAATGGTGCAAGGTGTAATATAGCTGTTTTATATCCGTATTTTTCACCCTTAGCCATTTTGGTTTGGCTGTAATAATTTAATAGAGTCATTTTTTTATTTCCTTTTTGTTAGTTTATTTGAAGGAAATTATTAGATCCAGGAGGCAAACGACCCAGTCCCGTTGATCCTTTAATAATTACGTAGTTAACAACCTTCATAAGTCTTATTAACATGGGACGGGCTGAGCTGTCAACTTTTATTTTAGCTGCTACAGACTCAAGACTAATTAGACTCCAGGCCAGGTAAGAGCTGCACGGTTCACGGGACCAATTAAAAAATATTTTTTAAAAAAATGTTAATGTAAACAATTACAAAAAAAGCCATATAGATAGTCAACGATACACCCATATATATAGTCTCGTATTCAATGTTAATAAATTAAAAGTCAAAAAATCTCATATGCAAGGTCTATTATTGATTTCAATGTTAATAATAACAAATCAAAAAAACTCCATATGCATAGTCTATTATTCAATGTTAATGATTAGTTAAACTGACTATCCCATAGGGATAGTCAGTTGGTCATGCGTGAGACGTGGTTCATGCGTCTTGAATTTTTTGCATTGCGTCACTTAACGTGAGTGATGAGTAGGCACGAACCAAGGTTCTAGGCTCACGGATCACGAAAATTTGTAAATTTTGAGAAGGTCTCTGTGAGAGGTCTTCTTGCAAGATAAATGATTGTCCACCATTTTTAAAATGAGTTAAATGCCAATTGATTTGGTACTTTGAAAGTCCAATATTCTTGACATCATTTGACTTGAGTTCAATCCAAATACTTTTGTTGTTTATCAACCAATAAACATCTGGAATTCCATTAATTGTATTACTTTCTATGCGAAATAATTGACCTTTTAACTTTAGTAATTTAATCCTTTTCCATAGATTACTTTCAGATTTTTTCATTATGTTATCAAGTCAATAACATAAAAAAAGGGTCAACTAAAGTCTCCCGTTGTTGACCCCTTTTAATGGGTGTTTAAATCTTAAATATACTTAAAAAAAGTGTTTAAATCTTATTACCCATATCAAGATAATTGGTTGTCTGTGTTAATCCCAATTATCAAGAATTCTATTCATATCTTAATATTTCAATATCTTGCATCATCTCATCAACATTGTATCTTTCGCCAACTGTTAATTCTTTTAAATCTATCAAAACATCATTGCCATAACAATATTCATTAAAAAATTTGATAGGGTCATCAACAGTATGTGAACAAGGACTACTTTCGTCTCCACACCAACGAACTATAAAGAATTTCATGCCTTTTAATTTTTTGACTAAATCCTCATACTTTGGTTCTGGTTTTGGTGGTTTTGGTTTTAGATGTTTAAAGTCTTTTAATTGACTTTTTGTTAATCCATAATGCTTGATAGGGTCAACAGGATATCTTCCACATTCAGAAAGATATGGGTCTGTAATAAAAGTTCCTTCAACCATAAAACCTTTAGAACTAAATTGATTAGTAATTACTTTAAGCATTTTAATTTTCCTCTAATTTAATTGTTATTACATTGGTATCATCACTTTGAAGGTCTTGATAATCTTCGTCATGTTCATCAATCATAGAAACATCAAAATTTTTTTCTAAAGTTTCTAAAATATAAGTTTCGTCATTTCTGCCGTATCTAAAAAAATCAATAACATTTTTATTTTTATCACAATCAAAATGAACATAATTAGTTCCATCAAAAAGTACTTCTGTGTCTTGCTCTTTGTCAAAAATAACTTTTATATCTTTAAGTTTTTTAATTTTATCTAAAGATATTGGTTCTGTTGGTCTAAAATATGTACTCATTACTTAAAATCCTCCTCTGACCAAGTCCAACCAAGTGACACATCAAAAGCTTTGATTGTTTTGTTATTAACATCAATGTGAGATGCTTCAATTCCAACCCATTCATCTTCATCAAACATTTTTATTTGGATACTATCCTCATCAATAATTTTAAATATAGATGAAGGTTCATTGTCTAAGGTCTTTTTTTGAATTTCATTAAACTTTTCAATCTGATCAAGTTCAACCATAGGAATAGACCAACCATTCCATTTATGTTCAGTTACATAACCCTCAATAAAATGCTCAATCTTATTGTCATCAGATATCCAATGGTCATGAAATAATTTGACCTTCTTCCAAACAAATGGCATTTGATTTGTAAATTCAATTTTATTATCTAAAAAACGCTTAATAAAACTTTTGTTGGTTATATCAAGTGAACCTACAAAACCACCACCTTGAGGACAAATAGATAATTTATTGCCTTCAAATTTTGAAATATCATAATATCTTTTATTCTCATTATTATAAAAATATTTTGATGATTTAATTGCTTGTCTAATCTTACCTAGATTATAACTATTTTCTGTTTCCTTTTTTACTTCGTAGGCATCCATTTTTTGCTCCTTTGTTAGTTGATAAAGTTTTAAAAAATTTTTCGCAATCATTCAAGTAATTTTTACTTAAATCTTTATGATCACAAGCAAAGTAATTAAACAAATTACCTTTTTTTGATTTAATCATTTTTACCTATCTCTTGAAATTGCAAAGTTAGGACAAATTCGATTAATAAAAGTTAGCAAGTGCCAAACAACAATATCATATGGCTTCTCATTAGTTTTACAAAAATCAAATGAAACATCTTGACCTTCATAAGTTTTATCAAATGGAGTTCTTGCTTCCTTGTTTAAATAAAAGTCTTCATGACCATTATCTCCAATACCATTAAACTTAATAATATCATCTGTACTTTCATCTTTAATTAAAAATCCAACTACTTCTTTAATGTAATTAAATTCCTCTTTTATTTGTTTCCATTCACTTTCTGTAAAATCGTTGTACTTGTGCCAATAGTTAGTATATCCCATTTTTATTTCCTTTTTTTAGTTGTTAGTTTTTTCATTATTGATTTAAGATTTTCTAAAGTTGGTGGATACATGTCTTGTGATGAAGTTATGAAATCCTCCATAGCAATATCTATGTCATCACTTAACCAACCAATTAAAAAGTCTTTTTCTTTTTTTGTTAGTTTTATAATCATATCCCATGAAAATAAGATATTATTAAATAGATGTCAAATGTTTATTTTATGCCAAAAAAGGCAATTAAAACAATGGTTATTAAGGTGGGTATAGGGTAAAAAACGATTAATCTTACTAAAAATGCTAAAAATTTATCCATAAAAACTCAATATAGATTAAATAAAATATTGCAAGAAAAAAATTAAAGTTTTATTTTTTTAATTGTTTGAATAACTGATGTTGGAATAATTGTAGTATTTCCAATGTTATCAAATGTTGGTTTTTCTTTAGTCTCTATATAGTCAGTAAATATTCTGGTGATACCTTTTGATTGAGATAATAAATATCCCTTTGATACACATACAGGAAGTTTTTGATTTTTTAAATCTTTTGTAGAACTCCAACCTGCGTCACCTTCAATATCAAGCCACTTTATTTCTACATAAGGATAATCTAAAATATTATTTCCTAAATTTTTAAAATTAAAATTTAAAATTTTTGATTTTTGTATTTTTTTAGTTTTCATTTATTTCCATATAGATAGTCTATTATTCATTTTTGTTTTTATTCCCATATAGATAGTCTATTATTCATTTTTATCCTTTGTTAAAATTGAAACAATACCAATTGATGTTTGTAAATGTTTATTATGGACTTCATTAAAGACAACCATAAATTTTCCATCATCAAGTAATTTCTTCTGGCGTAACGTCAATGATATTTTTGGCTTCTCCAATTTTACCTTCAAGTTCGGATAGCCTTTTTTCAAGTTGTTCACGACTCATACCCTCCAATCCAACATGGGTTACTTCCTTTTTATCTACAAAGAATCCTGCCATTTGTCCACTACGATACTCAGCATTTACAGCTACAGAAAATTGTTTTTTATCTTCTGCTTTTTTACTTAGTGTTTCAAATCTTTTATATTTTTTAAGCTTGTCCCCTTCATGTTTTTTTAACTCCTGGTTATATTTCATCTCCATATATCTAACTACATGAGGATTTTTATTTGGATCAGTAAGTCTACTTGCAATTTCTGTTGGTCCTTCTTTTTTGGCAGAGGTATAACCAGCCCGAGTGGCTGCCTCAGTCTTGGAGATCTCTCCCCAATTACTAACATAGATATCTACGAAGGCTTTTTGCTTCAATGTCAGCTCAGATGTTGATTTCAAAGTATTTTTTCTTTTAGTCATCTTGACCTCTTATATCATAAAATTTTTCCTAATACGCTTTCTTACAAACTTTTTTTATTTTATTTTTTTGCAGAAAATGGCCTCAAGCAGAGTATTTTCCTAGAATTACTAGGAATTTTCCTAGTGTTTTCCTAGTCTATTTTGCTCTAGAAGTGTTGTATATCAATGTTTTTCCTAGTTTCCTAGAGAAAAACCCTTACAAACTTTTTTTTTATTTTTTTTTTCTAAGGAAGTGTACTAGGAAACCAGCCCCGTGAACCGTGGTCACTGTATCATTGACCCAGATAAAAGATTGACGGATCCTGGCCAATGCCTTAAAGTTATCTTGAGTAATGTTTGTTATCATTTTCATTACCTCAATTGTTAGTTATTCTTAGGCTCACGTTTTTTTAGATTTATTCCTTTCTAGTGAGCCTAAGTTTTATTATGAGAAATCTTTTCGAAACACTTATTGATGTCGGCTCAGGGTTATTACTCTCAACCTTAGTGCAGCTCTATATATTTCCATTTTTCGATATGTATCCAACAGTATGGGAAAGTTTCCATATAGCAGTAATATTCACGGCTATATCTATCTGTAGGTCCTGGTTTTGGAGAACATTCTTTAGACGCAAAAAAAATAATTTGCAAAAAGTAAAATTATAATTTATAACAAGGATAGTTTTTTTTAAGTGAGAAAGCTACCTGCAGTTATAGAGATTGCTCCCTAGACTGCAGGTTAAATTTCAATATTCAAATCTTTCTTAAAATTATCAACATAAACATTATCGGCATCCATTATCTGTCTACGCTTATTTTCAACATTACGTCTAAGTTCTTTCCTGGTATCTAAATCTGTTTCAACTTTAAGTCTTTGAAATAATTTATCATACTCCCACCATAAAAAATGTTTTCTTTTAAATTTGATATCACCATTCTTTAATGCTTTGTAATATCTATATCTAACATTATCTGGTTCCCATCCTGCCCACCAACAGATCTGTTCAAAATCTTTAGATGATGCTATCCAATAATGTGCATCTGTTTTATGAAGTGAAGCTTTACGATCTGCACTCAGAGCTCTAGTATCTTCAAACGCATTTAAAATCACATGCCTCCATAACTTCTGTTCATTGCATACATGATTTTCTGCAACAATATCAGCAGTTATTTTAATGCCCATAAGTTTTAATAAGTCTACTGAGTAGAGCACGATAATGGCCTTTCGATTTTTTAAAATTTAATCGAGTGGCGACCTCAACGTGTTCGTAAACATCATCAATTAACATTGTGATGGCTGCGCCTTCTAAACCTTCTTCACTGATATGTTCAGAAATATCTTTGAAATCCAATTGGGCTTCTGCTTTAGTGTAGTTATCAGGCATCATTAGTTACATCCTGCTTATAGTCACTAAATTTTATGACATTGTCTTTACTCTTAGGAGGTAAAGGTTTTTTAAATTTAGATAAGTCTTTTTCGACTTCATCTATTTCTTTATCTATCTCTTCTAGAAATTCATCGTGGTCCTGGTGGACTTCATATATATCTGCTGCATCATTGAGAAAGCGTTGATCCATTTGATCATAACCATAACTAACCCCATGCAACATAGCAAAGATTACTGAAGTTAATCTATCATATTCTTTTTTTCTAAACTTTTTTGCAGCACTTACTAAGATCGGAAGAGC